GTTTGGACGTGGCCAGAGAAGATTTACTGCAAATGACAACAGACGGCACACTTGGTTTGGCTGATTTGAAAAATGCCTTTATGAATAATGCCGACAAAATTGACGCTAATTTTGGTAATCTGGCGTACAGTATTTCAGATGCGATGCTGAATATTCGTAACAAATGGGGGCTGTTTCTGGACGGCCTGAATAAAAGCGTTGGCATCACTCAAACTGTCAGCCGGATCATGGTGCGATCTTTTGATTTAGTTCTGGCTGTGCTTAAAAGATTGCAGACCTGGTTTGAGCGGCTGGCTAAAGCTGTCGGCGGTTTTGATAATCTGTTGAAGTTGCTGGCCATTACGCTTGCGGCGGTTTTTGCTGTTATCGCTGCAAGCAAGGTGGATGTTGTTGCTTTTATCGAAAAGGTGTCTGGCGGTTTGAGTAAAATCAATCTGAAAATGCTGGGAATTGTAGCTGTTATTGTGCTGTTGGCTTTGTTGGTTGAGGATTTTTTCCGTTTTATGCGCGGAGAAAACAGCCTGCTAGGCTCTTTGTTTGATAAGGCCGGTATTGGTGCAGAAAATGCCAGACAGTCAATAATCAAGATATGGAATACGATCAGCGGTTTTCTTATTCGCATTTGGGATTCTTTGAAAGCGGCCGCACAGACAGTTTTTGAAAGCATGGCTGCTTGGTGGAATGAAAACGGCGAAAGCATAAAAGCTGATTTTATGCGGATATGGAACGCTGTTAAAAGTCTATGCTTGGTGGCTTGGCAGGCGTTGTCCGGCGCGGCCAAAACAATATTCGGCGCTTTGCATAGTTTTTGGAACACTTGGGGCGATACGGTTATTGCGGTATTCAGCGCTATATGGAATACCCTCATAGCTTTGATAGAACCGTTTCTGGACGCGCTAACTGCGATTATCAGTTTTCTGGTTAATGTTTTTACAGGCAACTGGCAAGGCGCATGGCAAAATATAAAGGATCTGGCTGCCGCTATCTGGTCGATGATAGTAAAGATAATCAGCGGAGCCTGGGACATTATATGTGCAATTTGGAGCAAGCTGTCCGAAATATTAGGCGGTTTTTTTCAAGCGGCCCTTGGCGTGGTAAGCGAAAAGGTCAAAGCCATTAAAGATGCTGTTGTAAACGGCTTTCAGACGGCCATCGACTGGTTGAAGGCTTTGCCTGAGCAGGCTTTTAAGTGGGGCGCTGATATTATCGAGGGCATAGTTGGCGGCATTAAAAGCGCTGCCGGCAAGGTTAGCGATGCCGTTTCCGGTGTAGCCAACAAAATCAAATCGTTTATTGGCTTTTCCAAACCGGACGAGGGGCCGTTGAGCGATTTTGATACCTATATGCCTGATATGATCGACTTGATGACTAGCGGAATCGAGGCGGGCAGGGATAAGGTTGTTGGAGCGCTGGCTTCTTTGACGGAGGATAATCCTCTTGATAACTGGCGCGTCGATACTTCCGGCGTCGCCGATAATTTAGCGGCATATGTTGAGGCAGGGAAAAACAAATTGGCGCAGGCCGCCAAAGGTTTTGCCGGCCAAAATCCGATTGATAATGTTGGCTATTCTGAGATTGACGTTGATAGCTTATTGGAATCAGCTAAAGAAAAAACCGTGCAGGCTCTGGGCAAACTGACGCAAAATATATCGGTTTTTGCTAAAGCTAATGTTGCAGCTCCTGAAACTGTGGAAAGATCTGGAATAAACAATAATTCCAATTCCAGTCGGGTTGTTACGCAAAATGTCAATATAAGCAATAGCTTTAGTGGCGGCGACCGTGAAACCCAAAAACAGGGCGCGACGGCAATGAAAAAAACGGCTGACGACGCTACAAGGCAAATGGCGCGTGGGCTAGCTTATGCGAGGTGATGTAAAATGAGCAAAGCACTCAGGCCGGTCAGCGTTGCTGGGATCGAGTTTGACGCCTTAATGAACGAGGATTTGTTACTTACGGCAGATACGCCGGAATACCCGATAGAAACCGGCTTTGTCGTTAGCGACAGTATCATTCTGAAACCGCAGGTTTTGAATATGACCTTGTTTTTGACCGATACGCCAGTTACTTGGGCACGGCGTTTAGGCTCTGGTCAAGGCAGGGTCAATTCGGTTATAAAAAGGCTGGGGGACGCCTATTTTAGCCGGGAGTTGGTAACCGTTGTTACTACGGATAAAACCTATGTCAATATGGCTATTACCAGCATAACGATTACCAAAAGTACGGAAACCGGTTATGCCAGAGAAATTCCTATCAGTTTCAAGGAAGTTCGGGTAACGAAATCGAGCACAACTACTATTCCGGCATCATATGGCAAAAGCGGTGCAACTGGTTCTAACGCAGGTACTGCCGGAACCAAAACCGGCAGCACACCTGCGGCCAGCGGCACGACAGGCAGCGGTTCGGGTTCTTCCGGCACGTCAAGCGGCGGATCAGGTTCTTCCGGCGCGTCAAGCAAGGCCGGTTCAATACTTTACAGCCTTGCCGCTTCTGCCGGAATGTTGTAGGAGGTCGATATGAAAAGAATTGAAATAAGTGTGCCTGATTTTAACGACAGCTTTTCGCGGGTTGTCTTGTCGGGCAGTCAGTATTTGATACGCTTTTCGTATATTGATACGTTTGATTATTGGACGTTCGGACTTTATACCTCGCTAAAAGAGCCGCTATTGGTCGGTGTGAAGATTGTACCCAATTATCCCTTAAACCTGCTTTCAAGCGCAGACAATATGCCAAATGGGCTTTTCTGTGCTTATACGGAGCTGGACAGGATCGGAAAAAATGATTTTGCCAACGGGAAAGCGATTTTTGCCTATGTGCCGGCGGATCAGGAGGAAAGTTAATGCAAAATTTTGACAGGCGATATAGTTTTGCTGCTGGCAAGGCTGGCGAAACTGGTTTTGAAATCGGCGGCGACAATGCTCTGCACATAAGTTTCGCTATCCAAAAGGCCGATACCGAAAGCCAAAATACGTCGAAAATTACTTTGTGGAATTTAAGTCCGGCTCAACTAGCAGTTCTTAACGAAAAGGATTGCGTTGTGGTTTTGAAAGCCGGCTACGGTAACAATCTGCCATTGCTGTTTGTAGGGGCAGTATCTTTTGTGCAGACGTCTATTGACAGCGCAGACAGAATGACTGAGATTGAGGCTGTTGACGGGCGCATTGAAATCCGCGACAGTTACATTTCGGTAGGCTATACGGACGTTATCAATACCAAAAAGATCATTGAGGATATTGCGGCCGAAATGGGCCTGACTTTGGTCTTTTCCTATAATGCAAAATTTGTTGACCTGCCTAATGGTTATTCCTTTATCGGCCAGGCCAAAAATGCTTTGGACAAAATTTGCGCCGCAAGCGGTCTTGTTTGGTCTGTGCAAAATGGCATTTTGCAAGTCAAAATGCAGAACGATACTTTGACTCAGGACGTGTTCCTGCTTACGCCTGAAACAGGTCTTATCAATATACCGAAAATGGTTACGCTGGCCGCAGAAAACTCGGACAGCAAAAACCAGACCGGCTGGGACGTTGATTATTTGATGAATGCGGCAATCGGCGTTGACGATTTGGTGAGGGTGGAAAGCAAGATCATGTCCGGCAATTTCAGGGTTTATTCGGTTGATATTGAGGGCGATAATTTAGAGGGCGTATGGCAGTGTACGGCCCGTTTGCTGGAGGTGTAATTTTATGATGCAGGAATTTGTGCAGCAGACCAAAAGCCTTATTGCCGATATGCTTGGTCAGATGCACACGGTCTTGCCTGGGAAAATTACCAAGTTTGACGCTGATAAGTGTTTGGCTCTGGTGCAGCCTGTTGGCAAGTTTAGAAAGCCGGATGGCAAAATACTTGATTTGCCGCCGGTTTGCGACGTACCTATTGTGTTTATGCAGTCAATCGGACAGCGGGCAACCGTTGCTTATCCCATAAAGGAGGGCGACGGCTGCCTGCTGCTGTTTGCAGAACAAGCGCTTGACTGTTGGCGTTCCGGCGGCGAGAGCGGCAGTGAATCTGATTTGCGGTTTGACTTGACTAATTGCATTGCAATTCCGGGTCTGTTTGTATCTGCCAATGCGCTTGTGCGGGAGGCTTGCCAAAAGCAGTCCGTTATAATTGAGTGCAATGGCGGGCGTGTTGCCGTTTCAGAAGCCGGAATAGCCATCAG